CGTTAAGCGTTCTACTTGGTCATTTAAGATACCAGTTATGATGCCCTCAGCTTGTCTTTCATACTGACCTTTCAAGTCCTCTGCTATGTCATTACTAATTTGGCATCGCCAATCATGAGCAGGCACTTCGGATACATATAGCTTTATCCCAAATTTATTTCTTACCTCACTTGCACTTGGATAGTCTGTTGGGTTAAACATATCCCCTGCTTTGAAAGCCATGTTCGATACGATAGCTTGGTAGTTGTTGATGAAGTTGTCTAGCAACCGATTAAACTCCACCTCGTGTTCATTGAATTCTTTTTTAAACTTCTCTAGGTTTATCACAGGCAATATGTCTTGTGCGTTATTCCACCTGAACGTGCTACGCTTGAGCCAGTTGTATATGGTTTGTCTGTAATTGCTAACACGTTTATGGAATTGGTCATCAGCTAAGAGATTCTTAACAAATCTACCTGCACTACTATCTGCTTTCTTAGCGTGTGTAACCTCATCACTTATCCCTCTGTCTTGCTTTGTTGCCGACCATACGTTCACGTCCACGCTGACTAATACTGCCGACGTTGCCAACGATATAATATGGTTTGGTTGTTGCATCTCAAACTTTAATACGTTTGTTTCCATGTCTCTCTCCTTATTTAGTTGTTCACGTTGTCGTGAATGATATGTTTGTATCGTGTGTTAGTTTCTTTCCCCATGTTCTATTATTATCGCATAACTTGACAAATAAACATAGCACTTGGGATAAACTATATATGTATATCTATACCACTATATACACTCATAATACCCCATGGGTCAGAGCCACTACCACGTTGTTCAATGTCATCAGATTCCTCACCGATTCTAGTGAATGAGCATGACACAGGATTTTCCATGGTTTCACTACCATACTGCTCAGCATACTCCTCCATCAGTTCATACAACCTTTCATGAGCCTTGACATCTTCATAGTTGTCATACCACTTCAACCCATTCTCGTGAAATAAAATAGTTCTATGTTCTTTATTTATGGTTAAGTATTCATTTATATCATAGGTATCATCAAAACATTTCCCTGCTATTGGGTCTTGTTGCATCTCGGTTAGCATAAGTAAGAATATCCCATCAGCACTTAAACTTTTTTCTTCTTCAGTTGCTTTGTCGTTGTATTCTATATCATCAACCTTAACACCATACGCCACTTCACTTCGATAGCCCATGTTATTTATCCTTTATAGCTTTGAGTCGTTTAGAATAATAGATAGCATCTTGTATTGCTTGCCATTCAAAAAGGTTTCGTTCTTTTATCTGACTCATTTCTTGTTCTTGTTCTAATAGTTTCTGATGCCACATAGCATCTATTTCATCTTGTTCCATACCATTCTCCTGTTGTGTTATTAACCAATTTTTAACCTTACCCATTTATCTCTCCCTCGTCTAACTTATCGTGGGGTTCACCATTGAGTGAACGGATATAATGCAATAACTCTCTGCATACCTCATACCTACCTTTCACCATGTCGTCTTGCCCATCACTCATCATATGGTCTAACCCATTCACTACCTCAGCGTCATGTTTAAGTTCATCTTTGAGCCAATTAGTGATGTTGTCTACCATGCCTTTGTATTTAAGTGGTCGTGCCATAGTTCATTCCTTTCCTTGATTTCCATATTAGTTCTTGCATAATCCTACGTTTAATTTCTTGTGTGTGTAGTTTGCAATTACTATCATGGTATTTAAAATAACTTTTTGTATAGTGTTCGTCTTCTGTTTGAGGTGTCCATGCACCTTTATATGGTCTTTTACTTACACTACCATCAAGCCTATCCATCTGTAATATTGTTAATCCCTCTATCAACTCTGCCCTAGTCTTCACAAGTTCCTCCTATACACATCTTGCTTTCTAGTATTTCTTGCTCTAGTTCCTCGACTGCCTTGTGGTTTATAACTTCATAGGCATACTCTTTAACCTCTTTGTATATGTCGCCCTCAATGACATCTAACTTGCATAGTAACCCTTTGTCTTGCACGTGGTCTTTAATGATTGAACCAATATGCATCTCAGGTGTTATATCCTCACCCCATGATTCAATCTCTTTAACTCTACCTTTATCCATGCCTACCTCTACCACTACTAAAAACTTTACTGTTTCCATGTTATTCTCCTTGTTTAATATCTGTTGTGTGTATTGTCCCTGCCTGTTCTTGCCACATCTCAGGGTGACGCAACGCTTCTACTTCTGCTTCTTTACTGCTGTGTGCTGAGACGTGAACCTCATACACGATGCTCTCTTCCAACTTTACTACATAGTTCTTCATGATAACGTGACCTCCTAGTCTAGTGCTTTGTTAATTATATATCCCACGACACCCCTGTTATTGATTACTTCTTTTACCTCATAAGTATCTAGCCATAAGTCAATGTCGCCACTTGGTCGTGCCTGTGATTGATGCCTTGTCGTTGAACGTGAATACTTATCTTTGTTACCTACCCACTTATTCTCTCGGTCATCATATACATACATAGGAAAATGGTGTCCATAACTATACACTACATATAACTTATCTACACCCTCGTCCCAGCTATGCCACTTACCAAACATATTACTACCTTGAAACTCCTCTAGTATATTTACATAGTCTCTCGCTTTGTTATTACTCACTCTCATCTTGTTCTCCTTCATCAACTGTAAATCTTACCCACCTTGCACCTTCAAATACTTCAACGACTTCATAATCTAACCCTGCGTCATCTAATATCTTATACAGTTCTTGTGGTGTCATTTTGTTTTCTCCTTTAATATAAAATATTTACTGTTTCATTACGATACTTTGCATCATAGTCTTTCCAATTTAAAAAATACTCTAACCTTAAGTCTTTAATCATATCTTCTGTCGTGTTATAAATTTTATGTTTATGGTATTTTGCTTCAATATCAAGCTCTCTTTGTATGCCATCTTTTAATTGTTCATAGCTGATTCCATGATTCCAATATAATTTAAACAACGATACTGTATTTTTTACAAAAGTCCTATGTAATACATTGTCCCACACATCTTTTATCATTTCTCTTAACCATTTAGCCTTTGTGTTAGGGCATATTTTCTTCATATAATTTCTTTGGTATTCAACCGAGTCATTGATTTTATTTTTTAGTTCATCTACTGATACTTCACCTAGAATAATACTTTCAATTAAGATGGTCATAGAATCTTTACGTGAGTCTTTGGGTAAATAAACATTTGCATATACTCTCCACTCAGGTGACCTAAAATACCAATCTACCATTTCTTTTGTTACTCTCATTTCACTATCCCTCCCTTGTTATTAAGTCCTGTTAAGTCATCTCGGTTTGTGATAACCATATAATTGCTTTTGTGCATGGGTGCGATTGTATGTTTAGTTTGTTTAGCTATTTCCTCGCCACATCTTAAACAATGTATATAACCTAATCGCCACCTTGCCTGTAATACATGGTCGCCACACTTGACACATAAATTTTTGTATTCCATAAACCCTCCCTAGTTTGCGTAGTATCCGACTGCTTGACACCTCGTTAATGAAATAAACTAACCACTAAAATAAACCCTGCAATACCCCATGCAATAACCTCTGTGATAATAAGTCTGCGAAGTCTGCTCTTTGGTATGGTCACGTATTGGCTCATGGTTACTTCTCGGTTATAACTTGACATATAGTCTTGTAGTTTTTTGTTTTTGCTATGGTCTGTAAAGTTCATAGTGTTACTCCCTCGTGGTCTGCTTGTTTTTTGTAAAGTTTTTCTAATTCTACTACTACATGGTCTAACCTAACTGCTAACGATTCATCAAAGTCATTCCCTGCTCTATCGTGTAATTCTACTGCCACATCTTCAACCTCAATTAAAATTCCCATAATATCGTCTTTCATATCGTTCTCCTTAAAGTTTATATAGTCATTCACGCTGACGTGAATTTGGTTAAGTTTTGTATGCGTTGAGTAGTATGCCGTATTATTTTCTCTCCCCACATAACTACCATTATACAATAACTTGACATATATACCAATAACTTTACATATCTTTTTTACTTTTGGTTGTTCCAGTTGTTCCAACGTTTGTTCCAATTTTAACTTGACATATGGAACAAGTTTTGAGTTGAGTTTGTAAATGTTTGAGGTCTGTAAGTCTTTGTTTTTATTTATTATTTATTATTTATTATTATTATATTATATGTAATGTTCTATGCTTGTTCCGCTTGTTCCAACGATTTTAGGGTATGGTTTCCTTGCGATGAATTTTTTAGTTAGGAACAGATTGCACTGCGAAAAACGATGCCTTGCTCTTACAAAGTTCAAAATCCACCTATACCTTAAAAACCTCGGAACATTGGAACAAACCTTATAAATCAAACACTTAACATGGAACAAACTTTGGAACAAATAGAACAAAACTTGGAACAAACTTGGAACAACTCTATGACCTATTTATATCTTCAACCACGCATCACTAGGAAAACTAATTCACGACAACGTGAATGGCTAATTAAACTTCTTGACCACGCAACCACGCAAAGCGACGGCGACGACACAGAACTGGTATCAAACAGGGTGGCAGGCAAAGGGTAGCTACGCATGAGCTATGAATATCTTAATCGACGCCCGCTCGCTATGTAACTGGTTTCAAAAATTTAGGCCAAAAAAAAGGAGGCCCGAAGGCCTCCCTAAGTTTACTACGCAACCCATTTACGATTAAATTCTGAAATCGCTGTTATGAGTTTTTTCTCGTTAGCACTATCATCGCCACGCGCTTTTGCATTAGCGCATTTTTTCTTAAGCCCGTCCATTGTATCCTTGACGGTTTCGGCGAATGATTTAGTAGCCCCGCGAACCCTAGCTACGCCCTCGCCTTTTAAGGCCTTGATAGCTTTTTTAAGATCATTTAAGCGGTTACTACAATACTTGCTTACTTGATCACGCTCGGCCTTGATTAAAGCATGAAGTTGAGGATTGGATTGACGTAACGCACCAAAGGCTTGAGGCGTATAGGCCATGATATTAGCAACGGTTCGATGATACTTCTCGCCCGTATGTTTTTCAAAGGCTAACTTCTCAACGGGTAGATAGTTTCCGCTTTCAACAATAAAGCATTGATCGATCTTAGGTTGATTTTCCGCAACCCTTAACTGATAACCCGCAAAGAGTTCGGCCTTAACTTCGTCCGTAACCTCTTCATCAAAGTTCGGATAGGCTTCATAGACTTGACGGGCTAGACTACGCTCGTTGTCTTTGTTAGTAGCTTGTTGATAACCGATCTGTTTTAAGTTTAATGTTGTCATAATATACTCCATAAGTTAAACGGCGATATTGCCGTAAATGAATAATGAGCTTTCAATCGGTTAATGTAAAGTTTCAGGGCCTCGTGAATGACAAAATAGCGACCCTGACCCGCCCCGCACCCCCCCAAACGTGACTAGGTTCCATCGACCGCTTTACCCTATTTAATCTGCACAAATAACTACTCAATTTACAAAACTCACCACAAGGTTACATAAAACGTAACTTTCCAAAACACCCCCCCATGCAAAAATAAAGGGCTTTGCAAAAAAATTTCTACAAAAAATTCTGAAATATCAGGGACTTACAAAAATTAAACGCAAAAAAGTAATATATTGACTATTTAAATGGTTGATATAGGGGTTTTTGAGGGCTATTGACTATTATAATGTATAATATACTACACAAAAAAAGACTAATTTGTAAGACTAAGTGATTGATTAGTAAAGGATTTGCCTGTATTTTGAAGGGAACAAGGTTTGGCAGGCTAAATAGCTTTGGGATCTAGGTTGTAAACTTCGGAATATATTGCTTTTAGTTTGAGGAAGGATTCCTCGTGGAGGTGAAATTTAGGGTCTTTCTTTATATATAGTGCTAAATGAACCATTTCGTGTAATAGTGTCTGAAATATAGTAGTAAAATGCCCACAAGCCATAGAACTTATTTCAATCTGCATCTCAACTTCGTCAAAACAACCGTAAATTCCAGGATTATTAATAACTTTAAACTTAACTTTTGTTGACTTAGGCATTTTTAGTTTGTTAAAGGGCGGCAGTTTGCATGCCATATCATAAAGATGGGCTAGGTTTTGTGAGGTAAGCGTAGTTAGCTTCATATAAACTTAGAAAGACCAAGTTAAAACAACGAGGGCTAAGTTAGGCTGTGTAAAAAGAAGTGTTATCATAGTAGTATTTTAACAAAAACTAGGTTACAATCACACCCAAAGCTGCAAATATAAATTCATAGGTGATACAGCAACCCATGCAAACCCAAAATACTGAAGAAATTCAAATAGATAGCCCGTATGACATTGTTATGATGCCTCATATAGAGCAAAATATCCCTATTCCTAAGAACGCACGCGAAGCTCTACCTGATTTAACCAATGAAGAAGAGGTAGAAATGCTCGCTAACACCATAAAACTTATCTCAGACTTAACCGGCGAGGAGATTCAGGCTACGCAAGAAGATGTAGATGAAGCAAAGTCTGTGATTAAGACGATGATTAAAGAACCAAACACTAAAATACAGTATAAAAAGTATAAAAACGCAACATTAGCAAGCTTAGCAGGTATGGTTGCCGAGTTAGATGCACAAGTTGTAGATGAGTTAAAAGATTTAAAGACATTTGTAGTGAATGGTCTCATACGAGAAGCCACAACGGCAGATAAACCTAAAGAAAGAATTACAGCACTACGTGCAATCGGTGAGGTAGATGGTGTAGATGCATTCAAAAAACATACTGAAGTAGTACATAAGAATATGTCGATGGATGATATTGAGACAAGACTACAAACACTTGTAAGTAAATTACAAAAACGACTCGATGAAAAAGTAGTTGAAGGTGAAGTTGTAGATAATGGTGAATAACACACAAAAGAAGTTAACACCTGAAGAAGAAAAGAAAGAACAAGAGAAACGGGTACTATCACTTATAAGATTTTTAGGTGCACATAAGCAACACTTGGCTCAAGAAGAAGCTAAAGAAGTTGAAGCACTCTTAGAACTGACAGATGGTAAGATAGTACAAGACGTAGGTAGTACAAGTTTTTTAGAATTTATACAACATGTTTATCCAGGGTATATGGTAGGAGCACATCATGCTAGGTTGGCTAAGATATTTGAGGATATTGCTGCGGGAAAGAAAAAACGAGTTATTGTTAACATTGCGCCACGCCACGGGAAGTCGGAACTTATTTCCTATCTTGCTCCAGCATGGTTCCTCGGTAAATTTCCTCACAAAAAGGTTATTATGGCGTCTCACACAGCTGATTTGGCGGTTGGTTTTGGTCGTCGTGTCCGTAATTTGGTGGGCTCGGATGCGTATAAGGATATATTTCCGCAAGTAGAATTACAAGCTGATAGTAAGTCAGCATCACGTTGGGGGACAAACTTTAATGGAGAGTATTTTGCTATTGGTGTTGGTGGTGCCCTCGCTGGTCGCGGGGCTGATTTGTTTATCATTGATGATCCACACTCCGAACAAGACGCCAAGTTGGGACGTCCGGATGTTTTTCTGCCTGCTTGGGAGTGGTTTCAGTCTGGCCCACTACAACGTCTTATGCCGAATGGTGCGATTATTGTAGTGATGACACGTTGGTCTAAGCTTGATCTGACTGGACAGATTGTGAACCAGATGATTAAGAATGAAGACGTAGATCAGTGGGAAGTTGTTGAGTTTCCTGCAATTATTGAGGATAAAGAAGGTAATGAAAAGCCTTTATGGCCTGAGTTTTGGAGTTTAGAAGAATTATTAAGTAAAAAAGCTGCACTTGATGTTAGATATTGGAACTCACAGTACTTACAAAATCCAGTATCAGAAGAAGGTGCGTTAATTAAAAGAGAATGGTGGAATATATGGGAAGCAGAAGATCCTCCTAGTTGTGAATTTACCATTATGAGTTTAGATGCAGCCCAAGAGGCTAATAATAGAGCGGACTACAACGCGCTCACTACTTGGGGCGTCTTTTTTAACGAAGAAACCAATAACTATAATATAATACTGTTAAACGCAATTAAAAAACGGTTAGAGTTTCCTGATCTTAAAGCATTAGTGTTAGAAGAATATAAAGATTGGGAACCTGATGCGTTTATGGTTGAAAAGAAGTCTAACGGTGCCGCACTCTATCAAGAAATGCGTAGAATGGGCTTGCCTATTGGTGAGTTTACGCCTGGTAAAGGGCAGGATAAGATTAGTCGAGTCAATGCTATTTCCGATTTATTTAGAAGTGGTATAGTATGGGCCCCTGATAGACGTTGGGCTCGTGATGTAATAGAAGAATGTAACGATTTTCCTAGTGGTGCTAATGATGACTTGGTAGATAGCACTACTTTAGCATTATTACGGTTTAGACAAGGTGGATTTATTAGGCTACCTAGTGATGAACCTGATGATATACCAGGATTTAAAAGCTCAAGAAATAGATTGTATTTAGTTTAAGGATAAATTATGGCAGATATAGATAAAAGTTTAAGTCAAGCACCTCAAGGAATAGAAGCGATGGCTATGAGTCAACCAGACCTTTCTATTGAGATTGAAAACCCAGAGAGTGTCACGCTTGATGATGGCAGCATGGAAATTACTATTATTCCTGGTAAAGAAGTTGATGATAAATTCAATGCTAACTTAGCCGAAGATATGGATGAAGGTCAGTTGACAGAGTTGTCAGGTGATTTAGTTGGTGAGTATGATGCTGATATTAATTCAAGAAAAGATTGGTTAACTACTTATGTTGATGGCTTAGAGTTATTAGGTTTAAAAGTAGAAGACCGCACAGAACCGTGGCCCGGTGCCTGCAATGTATATCATCCCTTAATGACAGAAGCGCTGGTTAAGTTCCAAGCTGAAACTATGATGGAAACATTCCCAGCAGCTGGCCCAGTTAAAACAGTCATTATTGGTAAGCAAACAAAAGAAAAAGAAGATGCTGCCGAACGTGTAAAAGATGATATGAATTATCAACTCACGGATATGATGCCGGAGTACAGACCTGAACATGAACGTATGCTATGGGGTTTAGGTTTAGCAGGTAATGCATTTAAAAAAGTTTATTATGATCCTAACATTGAACGCCAAGTATCAATGTATGTTCCCGCCGAAGACATCGTAGTTCCATACGGTGCATCTAGTTTAGAAACAGCAGAACGCGTAACTCATGTGATGCGTAAAACAAAAAATGAATTACATAAATTACAAGTTGCAGGATTCTATCGTGATGTAGATTTAGGTGAACCGTTTTTAGATGTAGATGAAGCAGAGAAACAGATTGCAGAGAAATTAGGATTTAATCCAACAGAAGATGACAGATTTAAAATCCTTGAAATGCACGTTAATCTTGATTTAGAAAATGGTGATTCTGAAGATGGTATTGCACTACCTTATGTAGTAACGATTGAAAAAGGTACAGGCACTATTTTAGCAATACGTCGTAATTGGAATCCAGATGATAAATTAAAAGCTAAGCGTCAACATTTCGTACACTACGGTTACATTCCTGGTTTTGGTTTTTACTGTTTTGGTTTAATTCATTTAATCGGAGCATTTGCTAAATCAGGCACAATGATTCTTCGTCAATTAGTTGATGCAGGTACATTATCTAATCTTCCCGGCGGTCTTAAGTCTCGTGGACTACGCATTAAAGGCGATGATACTCCGATTGCTCCAGGTGAATGGCGTGATGTAGATGTGCCAAGTGGTGCCGTACGCGACAACATTTTACCATTACCTTATAAAGAGCCTTCACAAGTATTACAAGGTTTAATGACTCAAATCATTGAAGAAGGACGACGTTTTGCATCAGCTGCTGATATGAAAGTATCAGATATGTCTGCTCAGTCTCCAGTAGGTACTACACTAGCAATCCTTGAACGTACATTAAAAGTAATGAGTGCTGTACAAGCGCGTATTTACTATGCAATGAAACAAGAGTTTAAATTACTTAAAGGTATTATTCGTGATTACACACCTACAGAATATTCATATGATCCTGAAGTAGGTGACAGACGTGCTAAACAATCTGACTATGATAATGTAGATGTCATTCCTGTATCTGATCCTAATGCTGCAACAATGTCACAAAAAGTTGTTCAGTATCAAGCAGTAATGCAAATGGCACAACAGTATCCACAGATTTATGATTTACCAGAACTTAATAAACAAATGTTAGAAGTATTAGGTATAAAAAATATTGGTAAGTTAATCCCAAGTGCGGATGATCAGAAACCAAAAGATCCTGTATCAGAAAACATGGCGATTATTAATGGTAAACCTGTTAAAGCATTTATTTATCAAGATCATCAAGCACATATTGCAGTTCATATGGCTGCTATGCAAGATCCTAAGATTCAACAAATGGTAGGACAAAACCCTCAAGCAGGTGCAATTCAAGCTGCAGCAATGGCTCATATTAATGAACACGTAGCATTTGAATATAGAAAACAACTTGAAGAACAATTAGGTGTCCCATTACCTAAACCTGATGAAACATTACCCGAAGATGTTGAATATGAATTATCTAAAGTTATGGCTGAAGCAGCTAAGAAACTTGCTGCTAAATCTGCTTTTGAAGTACAACAAGAACAAGCGCAACAGCAAGCACAAGATCCAATTATTCAGATGCAACAACAAGAGTTACAACTTAAAGCACAAGATTTACAAATCAAAGCACAAAAAACTCAAGCTGATATTCAAGCTGAGCAAACTCGATTAGCACTTGATAAGATGCGTATTGAATCACAAGAACGTATTGCTGGAGCTCAATTAGGTGCTGACACTGTGATGGCTAATAAAGAATTAGAAGCTAAACAACTTATGGAAGGCGCTAGATTAGGCGTGCAAGCTGTACAACAAAATAATAAAAAGGATCAACAACCAAAAGAGGAGTAACACATGGACTCAACGCTAGAATACTTAATTCATCAAATTGAGGAAAGGCGCACAAATATAGAAAGAAGTTTAGGTGATGGGGCAGCAAAAGATTTTTCTCATTATCAATATTCAGTAGGTAATATTCAAGGTCTACTTACTATGAAATATATAATCGAAGACCTTGCAAAGAAAATGGAGAGTGGTGAATATGAGTGACATACTCACAATGAATAAGAATATAGTTGATGCAAGCGGTCGACCAATTCATATTCCAACAGTAGATGAAGTACAAGCAGAAGATATTCCGATCGAAGAAAGAGGACTACAACTGCCAGATCCAAAAGGTTATAGAATTTTATGTGCTATTCCAGAAGCATCGGATACATATGAAAGTGGTCTTGCAAAAGCGGGGCAAACAAAACATATTGAAGAGCATTCCACAGTAGTGTTATTTGTTGTGAGGATGGGTGATATGTGCTACGCAGATAAGGATAGGTTTCCTACAGGACCATGGTGTAAAGAGGGTGATTTTATTTTGACACGTGCATATGCAGGTACTCGATTTAAAATCCACGGAAGAGAATTCCGCATTATTAACGACGATACTGTAGAAGGTGTGGTGCAAGATCCACGCGGCTACACTCGCGCATAAGGAGATATAAATGGCTGAAGTTAAAGACGGCGATATTGTATTTGAATATCCAGAGGATGACGAAATACCAGGTAGTAAATTACCTGATGAAAAAGAAGTAAAAGTTTCTGAAGAAAAAAATGAAGTTAAAGTAGAAACAAAGGCAGATGATATTGCTCTTGAAATTGAAGACGATACACCTCCCGAAGATAAAGGCAAAGAACCTTTACCTAAAGACAAAGTTGAAGAGCTAGAAAATGACACGCTAGAAGATTATTCTGAACGTGTTAAACAACGTATGGCTCAGCTTAAAAAAGTTTGGCATGATGAAAGACGTGCTAAAGAAGCTGCAGATCGTGAAAGACAAGAAGCAATTAGATTTGCACAACAAATTGCAGAAGAAAATAAAAAACTTAAAACTACTCTAGAGTCAGGTGAATCAACATATATTGAAACACTTAAAAATGCTCTTGAAAGTGAACTTGCTTTAGCTAAAGAATCTTACCGTAAGGCTTATGATACAGGAGAAACAGATAGCATAATTGAAGCACAACAAAAAATGAATGACGCTCAATTTAGGTTGTCACAAGCTAAACAATATGAGCCTAGATTTAAAAATGCTTTACAAGACGATAAAAATCCTGTATATATACAACAAAATGAACAACCTTCATTTAAACCAGATGATAAAGCTCTAAAATGGCAAGAAAAGAACGAATGGTTTGGTAAAGATGAAGAAATGACAAGCCTTGCATTAGGCTTACATGAGAAATTAGTTAGAAGTGGGATCAGTCCTACATCTGATGAATATTACCGTCGTATTGATACTACGATGCAGAAACGATTCCCAGAATACTTTGGGGATGCAACGCTAGACGAGGAAAAACCCGCCGAGCGCACAAAACCTTCGACTGTAGTTGCTCCGGCAACGCGTAGTACCGCGCCTAAAAAAGTACGATTGACGAAAACACAAGTAGCGTTAGCCAAGAAATTTGGTCTAACACCGGAACAATATGCAAGAGAAACTTTAAAATTGGAGAATGCAAATGGATAAAAGATTAGATCGTGAACAAGAAGTAAGAAGTGAATTTCAAAGAGCAGATAGCTGGAAACCTGCATCATTACTACCTGAATTTAAAAAGGTACCTGGTTGGGCTTATCGATGGATTAGAACTAGTTTATTAAACGATGCTGATAATCTAAATGTATCTTCCAAAATGCGTGAAGGATGGGAACCCGTTAAATTAGCGGACCACCCTGAAATGAAAATAATGGTTGACCAAAACTCCCGTTTCAAAGACGGCATTGAAATTGGTGGACTATTATTATGCAAGATCCCAGAAGAGTTTGTTTCACAGCGTAAGGCACACTACGAGAAACTCGCTAGACAACAAGCCGACGCAGTTGATAACAGCTTTATGAAACAAAACGATCCACGTATGCCTCTTTTCTCAGAGAAGAAGTCTACAACGACGTTTGGTAAAGGTAATTAATTTTAAAATTTAGGAGATAATTATGGCGTATCCAACCGTAAGTGCTCCGTATGGATTTGTTCCAGTTAATCGTTTTGATGGCATGCCTTATGCAGGTGCAACTCAGTTGTATCCTGTAACAAGTGGTCAAGCTGTTTATAATGGTCAAATTGTTCAATTCGTAGCGGGCGGCACAATATCACCTGTTGCAGATATTCACGGTACAATTAATACCGTTGGTGTTTGTGTAGGTGTGCAATACAAAAATTCATCTGGTCAAACAGTACAAGCTCAGTATGCTCCAGCATCTGGCGTTTCTAACGTTTATGCTTATGTTGTTAATGATCCAGCTGCTGTATTTAAGGTAGCAGTAACAGGTAATAATCAAACTATTACTCCAG